GAATGGGAAGGTGAGTTATCTATTGTAGATTGGAAAACATCAACAAGAATAAAAGATAAAGACCACATACAAAACTATTTTATGCAATGTACCGCATATGCTGAAATGTTTGAGGAAAGAACAGGCAAACCAATTCGCCAAATTGTTGTTGCAATTGCCGTAGAAGATTCAAATGTACCGTCAATCTTTATTGAAAACAAAGCTGATTATCTTTTGCCTCTCCAAGATTACATTTTACGATATAATAGACCCATATAAATAAATTATGGGTAAAAAATTACTGTCAACTTTATTGTTTCTACCTGCGTTAGCTATAGCACAGGTTGACTATGTTCAATTTGAAACTGTTTGTGTGAGTAAAAAAATGCTTGATGAAACAGTTGCAAAACACGGCGAGAAACCTTTTGTAATAGCCGTTGGGCATAGATTGGTGGATGAAAAAAAGGTATTTCATCCTGTTATAATGTTTATGAATCCTAATACTAAAACTTGGACTCTTGTAGAAAGAATTGAGCCCGATACATTTTGTGTTGTGGGTGTTGGCTCAAAAATGGAACCGTTTTTTAGTAAGTAAAGAATTCGTTGAAGGTTGTAAAAGATGCGTTGGACGGGGGTGCGAATCCCCCCATCTCCACCAAAAGCATATTCCGAACCGAGTATTCTGGTAGCGAATGGTGAAAACCTGAATATGCTTCTGATGGGGATGACTAGATTTGACAGCGTATGTAATAAACAACTGGAGAATCGGCAAAGCCAAAGCCGTTAGGGTTGAGACAACTCGGCCGAAGAAGCAAAAACTACAAACGCCAATGATGAGCGCTTTGCTCTAGCCGCCTAAAGGTTAGATGAGGTTTCACCAACTGCACCTTATAATCCAAGCAGTTGGTATTCTTAATTAAGGAGATTATAGTATGAAAGCAGTCGCACTTATCGCAGCATCGTTGTTCGCAGTAACCGCCTTTGCTAATGCACCGAAGAAAGAAGAGCCAAAGAAAGACGCTCCGAAAGCTGAAGTCAAAAAAGACGAAAAAAAGAAGTAAAAATATGGTGGGCTTGTCCCACCATTTTTATTAATGCACCTGTGAGATTATGAAAGTAAAAATCGGACCTTATAAAAATTGGATTGGGCCATATCAAATTGCCGAGAAGATCCTATTTTTTATTCCAAAATACAATAAGACAACATTTGAATATACGAAAGCGTATGACAAGTATGTTCACGGTTTTGGTGAATGGTTAACTCAAGACAAAAATGGAAACCCATCTTGGTTGACTAAACTTTGCCATTGGATTGAATCCAAACGCAAACGAACTATCAAAGTTAAGATTGACCGATGGGATACTTGGTCAATGGATCATACATTGGCACTTATTATTTTGCCAATGCTGAAACAATTAAAAGAAACAAATCATGGTGCACCTTTTGTGGATGATGAAGATGTGCCAGAAGAATTGCGTAGCACATCAGCACCACCAAAAGAAAATGAATGGGATACCGATGCCAATCATTTCAAAAGATTTGAATGGGTAATGGATGAAATGATTTGGGCTTTTGAGCAGTTAGTTGATGATGACAATGATGCACAATTTCATTCTGGTAATTCAGATTTAAAAACTGTGCCATGCGAGTGGGACGAAGAAGGTGAGCCAAAAATGTATTCTTTAGAACATGGCCCTAACCACACCTCAGTATTTGATAAAGAAGGCTATGATAAGCACAATGAAAGAATTCAAAACGGGCTAAGATTATTTGGTCGCTATTATAGAAACTTATGGGATTAATATGATACAAAAAACATTTGATATGAACAGAGACCTAAGTTCTTATGTTTTGGTTATGGAAAATTGGATTGATACTGAGGCCTGCAAACAAACAATCCGTGAAATACAAGATGCGCCTTGGCAACAACATACTTTTTACAATCCAATTGATGGTTCATACAACACTCAAAGTGGTTCTAGAGAATTGGATATTGCATACGGTAATGGTGTGTCAACAAAAGATTACATTATGCAAAGAATATGGGACGCTTTTAAGCAATACACAACCCATTACAGTTTTCCATGGTTTAGCACTTGGTCTGGTTTTTCGGAAGTGAGATTCAATATGTATAAAGAAACACGAGTGATGGCTGAGCATTGTGACCACATTCATTCTATGTTTGATGGTGAGCGAAAAGGTGTTCCAACTATGACATTTTTGGCTATGTTAAATGATGAATATACTGGTGGCGAACTTGTTATGTGGGGTGATGAAGTAATTCCAATGGGAGAAGGTACAGCTGTTGTTTTTCCATCATGCTTTTTATATCCACACCGGGTAGATCCAGTTATTACAGGAACTAGGTATTCTTGTGTATCTTGGGCTTGGTAATTACTAAATAAGTAACCAGCATACACACAATCGCTGGCAACACACAAAAACACACAGGAGAAAATTATGTCAAACATGACACCTTTTGAGATTCGCCTAGAGTTATTAAAAATGGCGAGAGATATGTTAAATGATGATTATTATGGAAAGCGTGAACAAATTTCAAATCAATGGCAAGTAGAAATTGATACTGCCAAACTCAAAGGTGAAGATCCACCTAAGCACCCCGGATTTCCACCATTTCCCTCCGAAGCAGAAGTTATCGCCAAAGCAGCGACTTTGAATAATTTCGTTTCAAACATAACCGTAGATAAACCAACAACAACTAAAAAATCTACCTGATGGGACAAGGGCGGCTTCGGCCGCCCCCTAACAATTAAGGAGAAGTTATGAAAAGAGCAATTGTGCTTTTCACAATTAGTTTGATTGCATTAATTATAGGATTTACCTCACTCACAGTAACAAATGTTGTAAAATTGCCATATAAGGCTTATTACAATTTCATGTCTGCTGATGCCAAAAAACAAGTAGATTGCCTTGCAGAAAATATGTATTTTGAGGCAGGATACGAACCAGAAAAAGGACAAGTTGCCGTAGCATTTGTCACCATTAACCGAGTAAAATCGGGTTACTTTGAGAATGATATTTGTGGTGTAGTAAAACAAAAAATACAAGGCATTTGCCAATTTTCTTGGTATTGTGAACACGCTAACCCTACCGCAAAGCGCTTGACAGGCAGGGCTGAAATGGTGTATAATGATGTTAAGGACCTAGCAGTTTATGTCTATTCTAATTACGACAAACTGGAAGATCCATCAAAGGGAGCTTTATTTTTTCATGCCGATTATGTGAATCCAGGATGGAGAAACATGGAACATAAGATAACAATTGGCCGCCACATTTTTTACAACAGAAAGGATTTAAAGTGGACAAGTTAACCGATAAACTAAAAGGTGATAATGTATTTACAATTTGCATTACATTATTGTTTTTGACTGCCGTAATTTGTATTGGTTGGTATCATATACACGACCGTAGTTTGATGGCAGAAAATATGAACAATGCAATTGCAAAAGGCATTGACCCACTTTCAGTCCGTTGTTCATATGTTAAGAGTGATGATATTATCTGCGTAGCATTTGCAGCATCAGCACAATCACACAATGTAGCACAACAAGCAACTAAACGATAAACTAGGATTCTATATTATGGCAAAATACACTTTTACTTGTGAACACTTTGATTATGACAATTATCGTGGTGATGAACTTGATGTTGCATCAAAACACACCACAGAATTTCGTGCAGATACTTTAGAAACTATGCTTGAAAACTTTGAAATGTTCTTGCGTGGTGCAGGATTTCAGTTTGATGGTGTTTTAGATGTTGTGAAACCAGAAGAAGAGATTGTATATCACAATGATGATATTCAGTTTGACTTCTCTGAAATTCCACAAAACAACTGGCCATTTGCAGAAAATGTTTCACGCTCTGAAATTAATTTTGCGAGTGAGAAGTAATGCCTACAAAAGATGAAATGGGAAAGTTTGCGAAAGCGATTGATGCGTTAGTAGCAAACACCGATTTAAATTACATAGAAGCAATCGTTCAATATTGTAAAGAAACCGGTTTAGAGATTGAAGTGGCGGCATCATTAGTGAATTCAAATCTTAAATCAAAATTAGCTAATGATGCCATGGATTTAAATTTATTAAAAGATAAAGGTTCTAGGCTTCCAATATGACAGGATTTGAGGCTTTCGGTCTTTACGAATCCCTCAAACTTCATTTTACCAAAGATAGTTATGATTTCTTTCGTTACAATGGCAAGACAAACATAAGTATCACGGCATTTGAAAATCGTAAAGACAAATATCATTTTTATAAACTATCACGCAAGTTTAGCAACCGTGATGAATTAATTTCGTTTATTGTTGCGAATCTGCTTGCAAAAGAAACATTATGGGTTGGTGACTTATTGAGTGACACCGCAGAAGTGAATTTTCGTGAGCATCAGCGTGTTCTTCAATCGTTTTCTTATGTGTTTGAAAATGACTGCAAGGAAGTGTTTGATGGCCATGATGATCCAAATGCTGTATTGAAGGTGGATGGCGGAGATTATCCAATATTACTTACAAAGACACTTCGCAAGGAAATACATATTGAGAGCTTTACAATGTTGGCCAAGATTCTGCCATTTATGAAAAATTGGTCTAAAGAGATTTCAGATACAATTCGGTGGCCAACATTTAAAACCAAAGTAGAAAAATTAATGCCATTTTTACCAGAAGATACAAAATACAAACTTATACTTAAAAAAATTATAAAGAAATGATAACAAAAATTTACCTAGACATGGATGGTGTTCTCTGCGACTTTGAAAAGAAGTTTACTGAATACTATGGATTCTTGTCATTGGCTAAAAGAGACCGTAAAGAATGGTCACGAGATTGGGAAGAATTCATTCTGCACAAAAAGGGATTTGAGAAATTGAATTGGTTTCCTGGCGGCCAAGAATTGCTAAATCATGTAAGAAACACCAAATTGCCTGTTGAGATTCTTTCATCAGCCGGCGGCAAGAAGTTTCAAGGTGAAGTTACGGCACAAAAAATTAAATGGCTGCGGAAGCATGGTATTAATTACAAAGCCAATATCGTATCAGGCCGTAAAGAAAAAGCTGAGTATGCCACACCTGAAACAGTTTTAATTGATGATACCGAAGATGTTTTACGGTATTTCACACAGGCTGGTGGCCACGGCATACTTCACAAAAATGTAAAAGATACGATTCAAAAGCTTGACTTGCTACTAAATAAATGATATAATATGTTTTTGTGGATAAGTCGTTTATACATCGTTCATATACCGTTATACGAAAGGAAATACAATGAGTAGTTTTGCAAATCTAAAGCGTGGTCGTTCTGACCTCTCTAAACTCACCAAAGCAATTGAAGCAACAAATCAGACCGGCGAAGGTGGTTCTAAAGACGATAATCGTTTTTGGCAACCTGAAGTAGATAAAGCTGGTAATGGTATGGCTGTGATTCGCTTTCTGCCTGCACCACAGGTTGATGGCGAAGATGCTCTGCCATGGGTTCGTGTATTTTCACACGGATTCCAAGGACCAGGCGGCTGGTTGATTGATAATTGCTTGACAACACTAAATGAAAAATGTCCAGTTTGTGAGCACAACAATACATTATGGAATTCTGGCATTGAAGCAAATAAAGACATTGCTCGGAAGCAAAAGCGTAAATTGTCTTATGTCGCCAATGTTCTGATTGTTTCTGACCCAGCAAACAAATCAAATGAAGGTCAAGTTAAACTGTTTAAGTTTGGCAAAAAAATCTTTGATAAAATTACAGAAGCAATGAACCCTGAATTTGCAGATGAAACACCAATTAACCCATTTGATTTGTGGGAAGGTGCTAACTTCAAACTTAAAATTCGTAATGTTGAAGGATATCGTAATTATGATAAGTCAGAGTTTGCTGAGAAATCGGCACTCTATGATGGTGATGATGAAAAACTTGAGGCTCTTTGGAAATCAGAATATGGTTTGAAAGAATTCCTTGAGCGTAAGAACTTCAAAACTTATGACCAATTGAAACAAAGATTGGACAAAGCACTAGGTTTTGATGGCGCTGCACCTGCACCCAAATCTAAAGCAGCTGATATCACTGCTGAAGATACATCTATCATTGATAAATCTATTGGTGAAGATGATGAAGATTTGGATTATTTCAAATCCCTTGCGGAATCTAACTGATTCTAACCCATGCCATGCAAGTGCTACCCCGGCCTCGTGCCGGGGTTTTTTATGCGTAAACGGATGACACCAATGCATCAACGATATTTTTATCGTATGCTGATGCTGGTTTTCCTGATGGCGCTGCTGATGCTACCGTAGTTCTTTGTGAATTGTCAACAACCACACTTCCGCCACCACTTGTTGTTCTTCTGCCATCTGCAACAGAAGTAGAAGCAGAAGCTACCATTGTGCCACTAGAAGGTGCAGATGAAATTTGTTGGACAGCAGACACTCTTGCTGCTTGTGCGGTCTTGCCACTTGCAAATTGTAAAAATTCTTCGTTAGAACCTGTTTTAATATTTGGATTATATCTCAAAACATCTGCTTTTTGTTTTTCAGATAATCCTTGGCCACTTAAAACTCTTCTTGCTCCTTCTGGTCCTAAAAAGTGAGCAAGATATAATTCATCAACGCTTGCTGGATCTGCTGGATTAATTTTAAGTGTTGCTGCATTTTCTTTTGTATACTCAGCTGCCATTAAAGCAGAAGCACGATTATTATAACGAAGATTTAATTGTTCTTGTCTCGTCATAGTGGAAGGATCATAACCATATTTTTTACCATGCTTTTGAAGCATTGATAGCCATGTGCTTTCAATAAATTGGAATGGCCCTCTAGCGGTACTTTTCTTATTCTCTACTAATTTACCTAAATTAGATTCTATTTGGCCAAATATAGCAAGAGTTTGAGCTGATACACCAGTTGCAGCAGCTGCACTTGTAATAGCATCACCAATTGATAAATCTTGTGATGGTGTTGTTGGAGTTTCACCTGATACCACAAATCCACCAGTTCCTGTTCTGATTGGTGCACCAGAACCACTTACAACAGAACCGGCAGGAACAGCTTCAATTGAAGGAGTTATTGGTGTTGTTGAAATAGGAATTGGTTGAGATAATCCTAATCTTCGTCTTTCTGCTTCACTTTCATCTGGCATTCCTCTTAAAGCATCTCTTCGGTCCAACTCAGCCGCTGCAGCTCTAATAGCAGGATCTTCAGAAGCTCTCATATTTTCACGGACTTTTCTTAACTCAGCGTCCGTTGCTTCTGGAACTGGCGCTGGTGTTACACTCCTTTGTTCAGGTGTATAGCCTCCTTCTCTTTCCATTTCACCAATAGTTCTTTCTTCACCTGAATCTCGTTTAATTAAAAAATAAAATAAACTTGCTAATCCTGCAATACCTAAAGCCGGTAAAACAGCTTTTGCAAGAAATGGCAAAGCCTTAGCTAAAAAGCCAGATACTCTACCAGCACCAGCTGCAGCGCCAGCACCGCCTAAAGCACCAAGTAAAGCATCGGATATGCCAACAGTTTCAACATACAACGCTGTTTCTTTTGATTGACCATCTCTTTTTTTA